CCAAATGGTTAAATAAAAAAAGGGACCCCGAAGGATCCCGCAAAAACGGCCGGGCTGGGTGCAACTTTATCAGTGTTGTCCAACGAGGATTGTTTTTATTATTTATTGTTTTAGATAAGCAAGAACTTTTTCAGGGGTAGATTCACCGTATGGATCTGTTTGGCAATCATCTTCAAATCCAGGCTCAACAAACATCTTTTCAACAACACCGTCTTCTACGACAGCAGCATATCTCCAAGATCTTTTACCGAAACCAAGATTATCCTTTGCGACTAACATTTCCATGCCTGCAGTGAATTCACAAGATCCATCAGGAATGAATTTAACATTCTTAACTCTAAGATCTTCTGCCCAAGCATTCATTACAAATGTATCATTACAGCTTACACAATATACTTCGTCAACACCTGCTTCTACGATTTGGTCGTATAAGACATCAAATCCTGGGACTTGATTTGTTGAACACGTTGGTGTAAACGCCCCTGGCAGTGAGAACATTACAACTCTTTTACTACCGAAATAATCAGCAGTTGTTGGATGTTGCCATTCAAACTCGCCTGAGTCTACATTTCTACTTCTTACTTTAAAAGTTACATTAGGTACTTGTTTCATAATATAGTTTCCTTATCAGATGGGTGGCTTGCGCCACCCAGATTAATATAGATTAACCCTTTAAGAATTCTTTCTTTGCGTTAATCTTAATTTTACGTGCTTTCTTTGCCTCAGGAATAATTCTTTCCAATGAGACAGTTAAAAGACCGTTTGTGAAGCTAGCGTCAATTACTTCAATGTCGTCTGCAAGAGTAAAACTTCTTGTAAACTTCTTGAAGGAAATACCGCGGTGAACATAATCACCACCGCCATTGAAGTAGTCACCTGCTTCATCCCATGTGGAACGAATGGTTAATACATCTTCTTTTACTTCGATTTCTACATCATTAATATCAAGACCTGCTAAAGCAAGATCAATAAAGAACTGTTCGCCTTTTGTGGTTCTGATATTATAAGGCGGGAAGCCTTGTGATTGATGTACTTGGGGGAACTCTACCAATCTGTCAAAGACTCTATCAAAGCCTACGGCAAAAGGGTGAAGTTGATTTATATTTAATCCAGTCATGTTATTCTCCTATTAAGCAAGATTAATTATTATCTGATGGTAATACCCATCGGTTAGTTGTAAAGCCCTTACGGCACCCTACAAATCTATTTATAACGAAAAAATGGACATCCTTGTCTAATGTCAGCTTATTCCGATTTGTTTTGCTTTGGTGTTGCCTTGTCGACTGCGTCACTAGCTGTATCTAAGATATACACTGTAGTATCTGATACGTCTTTAATTACGCCACCGACAATACCTGTAGCTCCGTCAACAATATTTCCGACTGAACTACAACCCATCGCAAAGAAAGCTGCCACGATTACTAAGTACTTCATGGTCCACCTCTTCGTATGTATATTAATAAATTTTAATATACGAATCTATTTATACTTTATTTACCAGTTGAACCAATTCCACCTTTACGGTCTGTCTTAATTCCTGGCTTCTTTTTAACTTCTTTAATTTCTTGTTGTGTAACAGATGCCAATCTACATTGTGCTAATCTGTCGCCGTCGTGAACATGTACGACGGTATCTGAGCAGTTGTGTACAATAATATGCGTTTCGTCGACATAATCAGAATCAATTATACCAACACTGTTAACTAATGTAAGACCGAGTTTTGTTGCTACGCTTGAACGAATGAACATTTCCATTACATGATTAATTGGAATGTCGAATATAAGTCCTGTAGGAATAAGTACTCTTGTACCTGGTGTGATGGCTAAACCATTCTTACCAACAGGTATCTCTACTTCTTTATTAAATGGGGTGTATGACCGAACGCGCTCACCTGTAGTAAAGCAAGCCTTAATGTCAAAGCATGCTGAACCTAACGTAGCGTATTCGGGTATTTGAGCGTTATCACGCGTTTTGTAAACTTTCATAGTATATGTTCCTATTTGTTATATTATATAACATTCATGTGGAAATGTCAATAGTTTATTTTTTACCAATATTATATTTGACTGTCAGTTCCCAATCGTTCTTTTCTTTAAATGAAATGATCTTTATTTGATTGAGAGAAGCAACTGGATCCGTTGTCTTGCTTGGATCTAATATTTTAACAAGTTCCCATTCTTCTAATAAATTCACAATCGTATTACGACGTGATATATCTTCTTCTGTTAACGTGTTATGCTTCCCATCTAAAATAAACAATTCTTTAAAGTGCAGTATCGAGTACCTACCTTGTTTGTGTAGGATATGACAAGACTGATATAACTTTTTTTCTTTGCGGCTTGAAATGCCAATTCGAGTCAATGTTTCTTTTACCTTAAGGAAAGAATCCTGTGTGGGTAATTCAACTTCGACACCGACTCCTTTGAAAATATCCGTGTCCATGATTTATATTCACCTGTTAATTATTATAGTTAGTGGCAATGGTATTACACCATATAAGATTATTTATAATAATCATAACTCAGCCACCTTCATTAACTTTCTCATGGATAGTTTCAAGCTGTTCTTTGTTCAATACCTTAAGATATTGTTTGGCAACAGTTCGGTTACATTGATATACTTCTTGGATTACGTCGAGGTCATTGTTCTTATCGGCCTTTGGCCATTTTGAAAATCTTTTGCGCTTACGAAGTACAGCACGATAATAATCAAACTGAGCAGCATCAAATAAATGATGACGCATATTCATTTCGTTTGCATGTAAGATGGTGTCCTCAAAATTTGTGAATCCACGGTTCACTACATAAGGCGTATACATCTTTTCGGTGTGTTCAGGTATATCGCTATTGCGAATGAGATCTTCCTTAGAAAAGGACGCAGCGTTCATAAAATCAAAGGGTGTCAAATCTTTCATCAATCAGCTCCTCATATTCTTTTACCATAACGTTAAATTTTGAACCACACTCATTACAAAGAATAAGTTTAGTCTTGCCTTCGTCAGTATTCATTTCAACCGTAAATGATTTCTTTTTGGATGTCTTGGTACCACAATTAAAACACTCAAGTCTTCCAATCATTACGTGTACTCACATTCAATCATAACTTCAGTTAAGAACGCAACCATATTAATTTCTTGGTCAGCAACCAATCCTGACTTATACATATAATCAGCAAGAGTGACAATAAAGCCTGCTTGTGATTGTAGTGTTACTTTATCAGAACACCCATCATAGATACGTCGAAACATTTCATTCATATCTTGATCTGAGTTCTTGGCAACCCATTTACGCATATCAGTAAATTGTTTGGATTTGAGTAAACGAAATACATCATCAATAGATTCTTGTTTTAAATTAACAAAGATACCTTCATCAATTTTACCAGAAGCAGCATACGATTGTAATTCAGTTAATACACGACGGAAATCAGGAAAGTGTTTCTCAATTACTTTAGCAACAACTTTAGGATCGTATTGAACTTCTTCTTGGTCAAGTATTGCCTTAACACGCTTAAAAAATTCCATTGCCATTTGTGGACGGTCAGCAGTATCAATAGTAAAGTCTACTTCTGATAATCTTGAACGTAATGGACTGATAATACGATTCTTGAAATTACAAGTAAAGATAAAGCCACAGTTTGAACTATACTCTTCAATAAAGTTACGTAATGCTGGTTGGACATTAGCTGCGTTCAAATAATCTGCTTCATCAAAGATTACATACTTACGACCTGTACCTGTTAGAGATACTGCGGAAGCAAATGTTGAGATGTCGTATCGGAGGGTATCTATATTAACATTAAGAGAACCGTTCTTTACGATATAATCGCAACCTAGTTCTTCAAGCATTGCCTTTGCGATAGTAGTCTTACCTACACCAGGACCGCCTGTTAATAATAGATTTGGAACACTGCCGTCTGATACGAACTTACGGAATGTTTCTTTTGTCTTGTTTGGTAGAATTGTATCATCAACGATTTGTGGACGGTACTTCTCAACCCATAAGACTTCGTTTGATTTTGCATCAATCATAATTCACCATAAACATAATATAAAAAAATTTGAGAAAACGCGAGGGTGTTTGACCACCCTCACTTCTCGAGAAATGAGCTATTGTTTAAGCAATAACTTTATCAGCTAATTCGCCTTCGGCGACATCTGTATCAATGGCAGCTTCCTGTGCACCAACCGCTTGCGCGTCTGGTTGCTTAGGACCTTTTTGTCTTAGATAAGCTTCAAGCTTATTCCTTAACGTTCCTACGCCGGCAAGTTCTTGCCCCTGGAATCCACCACGTTGTGAGACTACGTCAATAATCTGCAACACAGTAGATAAATCTCCAAGACTGATTACCACTTCTTGTTCTTGGCCTTCGCCAAAATTACCTTGTACTGGTTCATTCATAATTATTACCTTTTATTATAAGTCGACTTTGAATCTATAGCCACGTAATACGTGACCCCTTTTCCTTTAAACTCTGAGATACCTTTTGAACAAAGAGTAACCTCATAATCTAAAGGCATTAACTTCAAGTTATCAGTTTTAATGATAATTTGAAAATCATCGGCAGTTTCCCCAATTTCGATACCAAAGTCATCTGCACCGCTATTGGAACTGTCGATTGCTTTCAGAAAACATTTGCCGCCTTCGCCTACAAATGCAATCTCTGAAAATTGTAATACCCCTGCTGCCTTCATTACTGAAGACAAATCTCCATCAGTAACCGATACTTTAACATCAGCAGAAGGAATAGTAATATCCTTCTCTGGTGGAGTATGGATCATTGATAGATCAGCATAAACGTATTTAGTTCTACGTTTGCCTTCCGATATAATAAAGTATTTATCAAAAAATTCCACATCGGGATCGTTATACAGAGATAAAATTGATAAAAATCTTGATAGATCGTAAATACATGCATCTGATGGAATTTCATCGTTGATGTTTGCGATCGCAATCAATGTTTTCTCTGGAGTTATAGTCTTGATTACATTACCACCGGAC